TCCCGGCCCCCGAGACGTTGATGTCGTACTCGCCCGGGTCCGCGTAGAACACGAATCGCCCGTTGGCGTCGGTGTTGAACGGGTTGGCCTGGACCGCACCGGCGGGGCTGGAATAGATGGTCGATGCCACTACGGTCCCGGGCGTATAGACGGTGATCGTCGCCAACGTTCCGGTGCCGTTCGTGTCGATGACGACGCTGTGGTAGGCGACCTTGTTGGCCATGCTAGTATCTCTTGGTCTTGTTGAACGATGAGCGGGCCATCTTGTCCCGTGGCGCTTTCGGGATGGCCTTCGGGGCGGTAACGTCGGTCACGGGTACGACGGGCTTCGCCGTGACTGTCGGCACATCGATGACGGCGACCTTGTAAACATCGACAAGCCAATGGACGGTAGTCGCGGATTCGGTCATCTGGATATCCCCGGCCTGCTTGTCGCCGTGGGCTTTGATGAATCGCAATTTGGTCATGTCTCAACTCCTTGCGGATAACCTTGCTCGTCCGCGCATACGGGACAGAGCGTCTTGTACCAGCCGCCCCGCGAGAGCGTGCGCCCGACCGCGCCGCATTCCTCGCACGTCCGCTCGCTTTCGAGTTCGGCCGCGTCGATCAAGTCCTCGATGGCTTCCGTACCGCCGAAAACATAAAAGCGGAGCCCGCCGTATTTTTCCTTGACCTGCACGGCCCGGAAGTGCGCCTTGATCGACGGATCGGCATCGAGCGCCGCTTGGATGCCCCGGCACAACTTGCGGATCAGGCCATGCCAACCATCGCCGTGCTCGAATCCGAAGTACATCAGGTTCTCGCGGATATCGACGGCACAACCGCCGGGGAAGATATCGGGAAAGTCGGCAAATAGTGCGGCTTCGGACTCTGGTTTCATTTGTTCACCTTATTGAGCACCATTCAGGTGCCAAGTGCCTGTTTTTGGCCCGTAGAGGCCCGTAGCGGCATTTTCTATGCCTTCCTCGTGTCAGACACGGGGGTAGGGGACATAATGCCTCTACGGTCAAATTCACCCCGCTCGACCCGCCGGGCAAACCCGCCGTCGATCAGAACGGCCGCGAATTCGTCCGAGACCTCGCGCCTCTGGCCGACTTGCCAACAGCACTTATACTCGCGGATGATTTCGACCTCAATCATCGGGGATCATCTTTTTCAGTTGAGCAAGCAGGTTGACGAATTTTTGATAGGTTAGTTCTTTTATGATTCCAGCCTGAGCCATGAATGCGATGACCTGAACCATCTGAACGTCCCGCGTATCTTCGGCGCAGATGTCGGCCCGATCGACGAATCCCTGCAATAGCGTTTCCAATTCCCCCATGTTCCCCCTCCGGCATCAAAGAAGCGGACGGGGGCGAAACCTGCGCCCCGCCCCCGCCGCCATAGATTGCCTTGTCCTTACGTCCCTGCCGTTAGGCCGGAAGCGTGGCCTGTTTGTAGCGCGCCCGCATGCGCAGGCAGATGGCCCCGACCACGAAGCTCTGCGTGGCCGTCTCCGTAATCAGGATGCCGACCCGGTCGTAACCGCTGTTGACGGTCAGGTCTTCGCCGCGCACCTGGAGCACCGTGACCGAGTTGGCCGTGGTGACCGTCGAGGCCGAACCCACGTTCCCCTGAGTGCCCGACGCGCCGATCCGTTCCCTGCACTGGCAGGTCAGGCTCGCCACACTCGTCCGCGCCCCGGTAAAGACCAGGAACACGGCCAGGTCATAGTTGGCCAGGCTGAAATACGTCGGCGTATTGGCGCTGTTGCTCAACGTCGCCTGATTCATGGCCACATCGCTCTTGATGTGGTCGCTGAAAGTGTGAATGTTACCCATAGAAAGTTACTCCTAAAAAAAGACTCTAGCTGACCGTGGTCAAAACGACGAAGGCCGACAGAGTATCGGCTCCGAGCTTTGGCGTGACGGGCGCGGCCATTACAGGCTGTCCCGCGACACGCAATACCACTCGCCAGAAAGTTTCGTCTGTCAAAAATCCGTAAGAGCCGGGCACGTCCCGCGACGCGGAGATCTCTAGGCTCCGATGGCCGATAACGTACTGGTTCCAGTCGGCCAAAATAACATCGCCCGTGACACCGGCCCCCGCGCACTTCTCCGTCAGGATGATGGGGATCCCTAGGCATTGCATGCTGGAGAGGTCCAGAATGCCGCCCGTATTGGAACCGGCGGTCGCGTCTTGCGCCAGCCCGCCGATCACGTTGGGGTTCATCATCCAAACTGCGGTCGCCCAACTCCCGGGCAGTAGCCGCTCCGCCATCTCAGCGAGGTCGCCGATGACGGGCACGCCGAACCCGGTCGCCCGTGCGTGCGCGATTGTCGCCGGGGCGTTCATGATGCCGAACGGTTGCCCGACACCCGTGCCCCATACGAAGTGATAGTCTTCCTCGAACGCCAGCGCCTCTCCGAATGACACTTGCATGAAGTTCCCGAAATTGGCATAGTCGGCCATCAACTCATTCGACGCGAACATGCTGCCGACCAGTTTATGCGCCGTCAATTCGAGTTCACCGAGAGCAGGCTTGGACACAACGGCCGCCTTGTCGCCGCCCTCGTATTTCCAGGTGAACGTGATGCCTCCGAAGTATGAGGAGGCCCGGGACGATTCCACGAGCCTCCGGATCTTCAATGAATCGCTGGACATCGGAAGCACCTTAGCCAGCGGGCGGACGATGCTCGTCTCGAGGACGACGGAATAGATTCCATCCGCCCATTCCTCGGGGACGAGAAAGCCCCCTTGGGCATCATCGCCGATGGCCATGTGCCCGGCCGTCTTCAGCCGGGAGTCAAGAACGCCCTCGACACAAGCTTGGCGGACACGCGACAGGAACTCTCCAAAACACTTGAATCCGCCTTTCGTATCTTTTTCCATGTTCAGCCTCTACCGTTAGCTTGTGAGTGCGGACAGCTGGACGAACGGGGAGAAGGTGTGGGCGCCGCGCCGCGAGGTGATGGTCGTCTGGGGCCAGCATTGCCCGGCGACCCTAATGACAAACCGCCACGCCGTCTCGTCCGAGGTGAACGCAACGTGCGTGGAGGCATCGATCGTGATGGACTGGCGATCGCCGATGAGGTAGTACCGGAAGTCGGCGAAGATGATGTCGCCCGCCGTGCCGAGCGCCTGCAGCTTTTCGCTGATGATGACGGGTCGGCCGAGAAGGGTCCAGGTGGGGCCGATCTTGGAATCCGGCTGCCAGATCAGGATCTTCCCGCTGGCGTCGGCCGCATTGCCGCTGCCGAGTTCGATGAGTTCTGCGATGACCGTCGGGCTGATGACCCACACGGCGTAGGGGATGGAGGGGGGAAGCATGGAGGCGTACATCTCGGCGATGTCTTCGTAATGGACCCGCGTCACCGTATTGCGGAGCACGCTCTTCATGCACCCGCAGTTGAGGACGCCGAGGGGCTGGCCCGCGCCCGTGCCCGCGAGAAATGCGTCGTCCTCGAAATACCCCCAAGCCGAGCCGAACTGGCGCGTGATCAGGGGTTCCAGCGCGATGCCGCTGTCCGAGAGAAGCTCGTTCGACGTATAGGTCAGACCGGCGAGCTTGTGAGGCGTGAGTTCCAACTGGCCGAAGGTCGGCTTGGTCGGGGACTTGGCGGCCGCCTCGGCCGTCCAATAGGCGATGACACCGCCGTAAACGGAACTGGCGTGCGTGGTGTCGTTGACGAATGGGATCTTCAGAGAATCGGTCGTCATAGGAAGGATGGTCGCCCGAGGCCGAACAACGGCGTTCTCGAGCGCGATCTCCTGGAGCTCCATCCGGTACACTTCAGGAACGAGGAATCCGCCCTGTGCGTCGTCGCCGATCTCCATATGACCGGCTGTTTTCTGCCCCGTCGCCGGGACATAGGTCAGCCTGTTGTCGAGCGTCCGGTTCATGCGGAAGTTCCGCACGGAGATGAGAAAATCGCGCAGGCCCTTGAACTTCGGCTCGTCCTGCGCGGGCTCGACGGTCGGTTCGACCAGTTTGACCTGGTCCTTGATCTTGACCGTGGCGTCGGCCAGCTGTTCTTTGAGCTGGTCCTTGACGTAGTTGTCGGTCACGTTCTTCAGGACTTCGCTTGTTTTGTCCTGAATGTACTTGTCGACTTCTTCTTTAGTCATGGTTATACCCTCCTGGGTATCTGTGAAAAACGTATTGCCCTGATGCCATACGACCCTCGTCAGCGACGGCTATCATCTCCACGCCTGCCTTACCCCACTAACGGCTCAGAGGCCCGTCTCTGTAGGGTAATTTGGACGCTGATGATTCCGCTATCGCTTGTGAGGCGACGGCATCGACCTGATGTGTCAGATTGTTATCTGAACAGAAGCCCGCCCGCGTGCGTAGCGTGAGCGAGCGTATGCTCGGATGGATAAGCAACGGCCGATTCTCCCTTTAGGGGAAGGCTCGACCGGCGGAGCCCTAAGCGCGGTGTCTGCATCTAGATTGCCGCCGTCTTTATAAGGCGACGGGCAGTCACCTCACTTCTTTCGCCCCGCATCGCGACGACTTATGGGGCTTTCGTCTTTCCGGCCCCTATCCGGGAATAAATCGGAACGCGCACCATTAAGGTGACTGTTCGGGACCGAAGTGCGTCATGCGGACCCGCCGCAGGATACGGTGACGCGCCGCTGGTGGTAATGAGAGGCTGGCGCCGAACGTCAGCCCAACCCTTTCTACTCTGGGTAGATGGGCAAGTGGGCCAGCATTAACGCGGCACGAAGCCTTTGTCTAGCTGGCCATCGTGATTCGCTAGATAACCTTCCCTGTCATTTTGGCGAGCGCGACCTCTACGGCCTCTTTCATCGTCTGCTTGTAGTCGAAGTCCTGGATGAGTTTATCGATGCGCTCCTCGATAGCCTTGTCGAGCATGTCAGGCTCGATGGTGATGTCCTCGGGCGCGATGGACGGCTCGAAGGCGATGTCATCGGGTGCGGGAGCGGGCGCAGGTACGGGTACTGGCGCGGGTGTTACCTGGAGCCTTGCCAGGATTGCCGCAACGTCCTGCCTGAGCGACGCCATCTCGGCTGACAGGTCGGGCGGAACGGGGGCTTGTTTTTCAGTAAAGCCGAGATTAATGACGGCCTCTTGTGTCGGGCTCCCTTCTTGTTCGATCACTTCGGCAATATAGTCAACCGGCATTTCGTGTTGGTCATCGTGAACATCAAAAATACGGATGCCTTTCTTGTGTTCCTCAACCCATGCCTCAGCCTCGGCCATCGTAAATCTATCCACGTCGAACAGGTACGTCTTGATCTCCTTGCAATCGACGCAATAGAGTGCCTTAATGCCGTCCTTCTCGGATACCGCGATCGTCCTGATCTCGTGTCCCTCATGGCCGTCGGATACCGGGATGCGATGATATTGATCCGTCGTCTCGGGCTTGGTGACGACCTCGGCCGCTTTCTCCTCGACGGGGGCTTCGGGAATAGGCTCCTCGGGGATACCCATCTCATCCTTGAACGCCTTGGAGTCCAGGACCAACTCGCCCTTGCTGACGGCGATATTGAGACTCTGGGCGTTGGACGCGACGGGCACGTCGGAATGTTCGAGGAGCAGCCACTTTGTATAGATCGCCTTCGCCTCGTTGGCCTCGTCCCGCGATACGCCGTAGTCCTTTTCGAGCCTATTGACGACATCCTTGAACCTGGCATCGCCCTGCGTTATGCGCTCGATCGGGATAAACCCGACGCTGTTGGAGTTCATGAACCCGCCCTTGACGCATTGGAAGGCGTCCTCGGCGAACTGATGGTTGGCATAGATGGTCTTGGCAAGGATGCCCTTTGGACCCTGCTTGATCCAGATATCCTTCCCGATGGGCAGCGTGTCGTACTTATGCCCGAACAGGACGCTCGGCGATTGGCGGAAATCGTCCAGGATGGCCCCGTCAGGGATCAGGATCTCGCCGTCCCTGTCAAGCCGAGGCGTGGTGATGAGCCGGATGGCCGCCCGTTCGCCTTCCTCGATGGAGATATCGACGGGATCGATCGGGATGCCCTTCCTGACATACTCGATCTCGTCGGCCTTGACGTGAAGTTTCTGGGCGTACTTCTTGGCACGCTCGGGAAATATGTCTTTCAGTTTATATCGATCAGTTCTAAGTTCCATCTACGTAACTCCTTGCCGTTACTCTATGTAGGCCGCTACGGCGCAGCGACAGTTGGGATGCCGGGGTGGAGCCGTGCCGTCGCCATAATCGTCATCGAAAAACGTATCGTCCAAGGGAACGATTTCATTGTCTAATTCAG